ATTTAGAAACATTTTCAACAATTGATAAAGGTGGTTTAACTGAAGGACAAAAATTAAAAGGCGGTAAGGCAGATAAATTAACATTGCCTCAGATTGCTAAAAAGCATAAATTTCCAATTGAGGATTTAACAACTCAACTTAGATTGGGTATTAAGACTGAAATGGAACATACCGATAATAAAGAAAAAATGAAAGAAATTGCAATGGACCATTTAGCTGAAGACCCAAAATATTATACAAAACTTAAAAAAGCAAAGTTGGAAGAAGCAATTGGTAAATCTCTTGCTACAGCAGCATTAGGTTTAAGTTTGATGGGTAATCCTTCAATGGGTAAAAATATACAATCAGCACCAATATCACAACAACAAACTCAAAAAGTTTTATCAAAAGTTAGTTTTAATCGTTCTGAATCAATATCAAACCCTGATTTAGATTTAGTTCATGGTGCATTAGGTTCAAAAAGATTAAGCGATGATTTTGAACAAAGAGTTCAAGATGAATTAACAAATCAAGTAAATAAAGGTAATATACCTGATATATCTAATATACAAATAAAAACATATATTCAAGGTAATCAAATTATAACTGAAGCATCTTGTGATATAATTCAATCTCAAGATGGGATTCCTTATACACATTTTACAACAAGAGGTTCAATTGGTGGTGATTACGCAAATAGACATGATGAACAAGTAAATGGATTAGTTGGTAGATTGGAAAATTATTATGGTGGTGTTGCTAAACAAGTTGGTAAAACATTCACAATTACTTTTCAAGTAAATGGACAGACAATCTCATATAAACAAAGTTTCTTTGTTGCATCTGATTCTAAACAATCTCAAATACAACAATCACAACAAAGTCAAACAATTAGCGGTAAAGATTTTGTTGATTTAAGACAAAAATTAAAAGACCAAACAAAAGATATTTCTATTGACCCAAATAGTATTGAAATTAATATGGATAATTATTCAATTTCATATCAACTTGGAAATAAAAAAATAAAAGTAATTTCTTTAATTTATGATGATTCAGGTCAATTAGAAAATAGATTGATTAGTGTTAAAAATCAAAATCCAACTTTAGAAGTATTAGAAAAGGGTAAGAATGGAAATGTTAATTGGGCTGTTAGTGTAATAAAAGCGGATGAAAATTTAAAAGAAGAATCATTACCAAAAAAATTAAAATCAGATATTGAAATTGAATATCATAAAAAACTTAATGATGAATTTTGGTTGGATAATCATTTAAAAAGTAACATTAGAAAAAATCTTATTAATCTTGTTAATTATTATTTTAAAAGTTTAGAATTAGACCCAAAGGTTGAAATTAAAGATATAATTTTTACAGGTAGTTTAGCAAATTATAATTACACAGATTTATCAGATATTGATTTACATATTGTTATTGATTATAAAGATATTTCAGATGATATTGATTTTGTAATGAATTATTTTTTACAGAAAAGAGCAGCATGGGAAGTATCAAATGATGTGAAAATAAATGAATATCCTGTTGAAATTTTTGTCCAAGATGTTAATGAACAAACCGTAGGTAAAGGTGCGATATATTCATTGATGAGTAATAAATGGATTAAGAAGCCAAAGTATAAATTACCTGAAGTTGATAGACATTTAGTTACTCAAAAAGTTAACAAGTATTTAGATATCTTAAATAAGATATCAATGACAAAGGACTCAATAAAAAAGATTGATAACTATAATAAAGTATTCAACAAAATTAAGAAAGAACGTGGAGAAGCAACTAAAACAGAAGGTGAGTTTTCTGTTGATAATCTTGTGTTTAAAGTATTGAGAAATAAGAAAGTATTTGACATAGTTAAAAATAATAAAAAAGAAATAGTAAATAACGTATTTTCTATAAATTCTGACTAATTAAAATAAAATATTGTTATGAATAACAAACAACTATATAATTTAGTCTTTGAAAATTTTGTTCAAGCGAAAAGAGAACTTTTTAGAGAAGGTTATATAAAAAAACATTTAGATGAGGTTGATTTCAATGAAATATTTGACCAAACAAAGAAAAAAATGCTTGAAGAAAAAGTAAAAAAACTTCAAAGAGAAAATGAAATGTTGAAGGGAAAACTTGCTAAAAAAGAACTTACAAAAGAAAATCTTATGGGTTCTATGGGTAGTACAGGTGGATATGAAACAGGTGGTGCAGGTAGTGAAGGATTATGGAACTTTATAACAAAACTTGGTGCTATGGCAGGTAGCATGACTGCAAAAGCTGACATTGCAACTAAAAGACTTATTAAAAGTGGTAATCTTGATTCATTTGATTCTGATAGATTCAGTATGAATTTAATGACCAATTTAGAGAAAGATATGGATTTTAAACAAGCAGTATTAAGTGCTTTAAGAAAAGTTGGTGCTAGGAATAATGTTATGGCTGAAAGTAGAAAAAGAAGAAGATATTAATAAATAAAATATTTAAAAATTTATAATAAAATGATTAAAAGAGCAGACGCAAGTAAAATTAGTAGAGAGAAAGCAACTAAAGAACAGATTGCTGAAAACTTTAAAAGGTTAGCTGTTGATACTAATAAAAAAGTTCAATTGAAACCTTCTCTATTAAAGATTCAAAAAACTTTGGATGGTAATACTTTTGGTATTATTCACGAAAATAAAAGTTATTATTTAAAGTATACCACCAAAAAAGGAAGTTCTAATCCTACTGATTTTAAACATTTGGATGGTTTAAATGCTACTTTTGGTATTGAAAAGTTTAATTCTTATGATAAAGCAATTAATAAGATGACTTTCATTTGTGAAGCACAAAATAATGTACATAAATTAAGATTGCTTCTTGAAAAAGAAGAAGATATTATTGATGGTACTGAAGAATCAACAGATTCTGAAGAAACAAAATCTGATGAAAAATCTGTAACTTCTGATTCTACTGAAGATAAACTTTTAAATAATCTAAAAAAAGATAAAGAAGCATCTGCTGCACCTGAAATGGGTGGTGATATGGGTGCTGCTGATATGAGTGGTGATATGGCTGCTGCACCTGAAACACCTGTTGATACAACAAAAACAGGAGGAGAAAGTCCTGCACAAATGGCTGATGAAATTTTACCTGCTATTGGTGATACAGGTGAAGCACCTGCTCCTGAAGGTGGTGAAGAAGCACCTGCTGAAACACCAATCGATACTACTGCTGCTCCTGAAGGTGGTGAACAATTACCTGCTGCTGATGCTGCTCCTGAAGGTGGTGAAGAAGCACCTGCTGAAGAAGCAGACCCTAAAAAAGAATTTCAAGAAGCTGTTGGTAAAATTGGTCAAACTATTAATGACCTTCAAGATAAAGACCAATTTGATGCAAAAGATATTAAAAATGCAATGAATAGCCTTATTAGTGCTATTGGCCCTGAAGGATTTAAAGAAGTTGGTGATAAAGCAATTGAATCTTTTTATAAAAAGATGCAAGGTTCACAAGAAAGTTCTTCTGAAGAAGCACCTGCTGAAGAAGCACCTGTTGAAGAAGTACCTACTGAAGAACCATCTACTGAAAAATTAGATGAGAATTTTATAAAAGGATTAAAAACAAAAGCAAAAGTTTTATTAAAGGAACAGTTACAACAAGAAATCGAAAAAAGAAAACGCAATTTATTAATTCAAAACATTAAAAGAAAATTAATATAATATGTTTTTAATACTTTTACAAATAGTACCAAGCACTCAAATAATCTTTGCTGCATTATCTGCGATAGTTGGTACTATTTTAACATATGTATTTGTAATACCTGTTTTACAGAATAAAATTAATTTATTAGAAGATGAAAGAAAAATTCAAAAATTAACTTTTGATAAAATAGGTGATGATGTTAATGAAATTAAAACAAGGATTGCAATATTAGAAAATTCAGATTCTAAAATTAATATTTTAATTGATGAATTATTTGATTCTGAAAAAGAAAATAATGATAAGTTTCAATTGATGATTCAAAAAAATACGGAAGCTATTACTAAGTTAGAAGCAACACTTCAAAACTTAAATGAACACACTAAAAAATTAGATGATTTCTTTACTAGATTTTTAGAAAAGAAAGCATAATAATAATAATTATTTATGGAAAAAGAATATATTAATATTGAACCTATTAAGGTTCAAGAAGAAGATTTAAAATTAGTTTTTATTAACCCTGTTGGTGAAACACATAATGGTTCACAAAAATTAGAATTTATATTTTCAAATAATCCTGATGATTGTATTGGTCCTCAATGGGAAGATGTGTGTGATTTAGGTGTATATCCACCAAGAAAAGGATTTATTAAAAAAGTAATGGAAGTTACATCGGATTCAATTGTATTTGACTGTATTGTTGATTCATCAGAATTTAGAATGCTTGATGCAGTATTTGGTGTTGTTGCTCTTGCATGGGAATATGTTGAAGACTATAGAAAGATGTCTTCACTAAATAAAAGTCTTGTTGTTTTTAGATACGGAGATTCATATTATGAAGTTCGTGAAGTATTGAGAAACAATGAGATTAAGTTTGAGTAGTGACTACTTAAAATAAACCCATGAATAAAAATGAATTAATGATGGAGTATGCTAAGTGCGCTATTGATGTAGCCTACTTTGCTAGAAAATATTGTAAAGTTTGGGATAAAAAAAAACAACAGTATGTTGCTTTTCAATTATTACCACAACAAGTTCAAGTTTTAGATAAATATAAAGAAAGTAATAGAGTTTTAGTTGCTAAGTATCGACAAGGTGGTATTACAACTGTAACATGTTTATATTTAGCACATTCAATTGTTTTTAGAAAAGATATTAAAGTAGGTGTTGCAGCTAACAAACTAAAACTTGCAAAAGAAAGTATCTTCTATCAAATAGCCTCAATTATTAATAACCTACCAAGAGAGATATTTAATAGAATACCAACAGAATCAGATACAAAAGAAATTAAGATTTATAACAATGGTGCAACACTACAGGCTTTCGCAGCATCTGCCGATGGTCTAAGGGGATTTACACCCGATATATTATTTATTGATGAAGCAGCCTTCCTTGAAGAAGGTGAAGAATTTATGTCTTCTGCATCAGGTACAATGTCAGCAGGGGGACAGATTATATTAAATTCAACACCAAGAGGTCTTGACCCAACTTATTATGCTCGTTATGAAGGTGCTAGAACAGGAAAGAATAACTTTAAAATTGTTGAAATCAATTGGTTTGAAGACCCTCGTTATAATGAAGATTTAATTTGGATTAGAGGTGATGAATTCATTGAGGAAAAAGACCCTGAAAAATATATGGAATTAAGAGTTGGTGGTTATAGACCATCTTCTTCTTGGTTTAGAGATATGTGTCAAACATTCAATAATGACCCAAGAAAGATTGCTCAAGAGTTAGAAAATAAGTTCTTAGGTTCAGGTGGTAACCTTGTTGATGAGGAAACTATTATGAGAATTGAAAAGACTTGTAAAGAACCAATTAAAACAGAATTTGATAATAACTTTTGGATATGGGAAGACCCAATGGTTGGTTATGATTATTATCTTTCTTGTGACGTTGCAAAAGGTAGTGGTGATGGTGACTATTCTACAATTCAAATATTTAAAAATGATGTTGTAAATATGTTACTTGTACAAGTGGCTGAATATCAATCAAGAGTACCTCTTGAAGTAATGGGTGAATTATGTTTAGACTATGGACAGAAATATAATAATGCTTATGTAATTGTCGATGTAACAGGAGGTTGGGGTATATCTGTTATTAGATATTTGGTTAATAAAAAATATAAGAAAATACATTATGATAAACCAAGACAAAATGATGTAAAAATTCAATTAAAGAATTTACAGAGAGGTGAATTACAACCAGGATTCACAATGAAGAGTGGTGCTATTCGTGATTATGTTATTAGAGAGTTTGAAAGAAGATTAAGAGAAGGTGAAGCATTAATTTATTCATTAAGATTATTAAGTGAAATTAAAACATTTGTATTTAATGATAGTACAAATAGATATGACCATATGCGTTCAGCACATGATGACTTATTGATTGCAACAGGTATGTTATTTGCTGTTTATATGTTTTCTAAAACAATTGGAAATGAATTCAATATTTATTTAAATTATGCTAAATCAGCAATTGTTAGAAAAGGTGATGAGTTTACAGATATGAATACTGAATTCCAAAAGAAAATGTTAAGTCAAGATGGACAAGATGTAAACTATGAAAGAAAGAATGATATGATAAAGGGAAAAGATTGGTATACAAATGGTAATAGTATTGAGATACCTGAACGTCAGACACCTAAAATAAATAATAACCCTTACATATTCGTAAGATAAAATATTTATATCTATTTAAGAAAAACGTATTTTATTAATTATGGCAGATGATAATAAAGGCTTATTTTCAAACATTAATACTTTCTTTAGAAGAGCAACTGATGCTTTAGATAGTACACAGGGTAGATTTGAAGCACCTGTTCAAAAAGAATTTATTACTGCTGCTTCTCAAGAAGAAGCTACGAAAAAAGCTGTAGAAGATAGTGCAATAAAGTTTTATAGAAACCAAAGCACCAAAATTGATAGAGGTAATGACCAACGCAAGTTGATGTATGAATCTAGTAGATTAATGCTCTACTATGATTATTTATCAATGGATGGGTATCCTATTTTAGGTGCTGCGCTTGATTTACTTGCTGAAGAAGCAACAACCACTAAAAGTGATACAGGTCAAATATTAAATATTTATTGTTCATCTGAAAAAGTTAAAAAAGAACTTGAAAGATTCTTTTATAAAATTATGGATGTCAATACAAATTTATTTTATTGGTGCAGAAATATGTGTCAATATGGTGATAATTTTGTATTTCTTGAATTATCAAAAGAAAGTGGTATTGTTGATTTTAGACAACTCGCATCTCAATTCGTTGAGAGAAATGAAAAATATGATACAAAAAATAGATTTAGAGCATTCTTTAAATATAAAGACCCTAACTCAGGTGGTGAAGAAGAATATTTAGATTATCAAGTTGCTCACTTTAGATTATTAGGTACAGGTGATAGACTTCCATATGGTTGTAGTGTATATGAAAAAGTAAGAAGAACATACAAACAACTTTTTATGATGGAAGATGCGATGATGGTTTATCGTATCACAAGAGCAGCAGAAAGAAGAATATATAAAGTACCTGTTGGTAATGTTCCTCCTGAAGATGTACCACAGATTCTTGAAGCATTTGCTAACAATGTAAAGAAAAAGAAATTGGTTGACCCTAAAACAGGTGATATCAATTTTAAATACAATATCGCTTCAATGGATGAAGATATCTTTGTTGCTGACAGAGGTAACACATCAGGTAGCTTTGTTGATACACTTCCTGGTGCATCTAATCTTGAAGCTATATCTGATATCAATTATCTTCGTGATAATTTATTTACAGGTTTAGGTATCCATAAAACGCTACTTGGTTTTTCATCTGACCAAGCAGGGGGAGAAGGTAAAAATTTATCAATGCTTGATATTCGTTTTGCAAGAAAAGTAAATCGTATTCAACAAGCATTAATTGGTGAACTTAATAAAATTGCAATTATTCACTTAGGATTACTTGGTGGTGATTATGAATCATATATTGATGATTTTAAATTGTCATTAAATAATCCATCAACTGCATCTGATTTATTACAACTTGAAATTTGGAAATCAAAGTTAGAAGTGTATGCACAAGCCACAACACCAAATCAAAATACAGGATTAAAACCAATGTCAGAAATGATGGGAAGAAAGAAATTCTTTAATATGTCTGAAGAAGATATTATTAATGACCTTCAAGAACAAATGCTTGAATCTAAGATTGGTGAAGAAGTTAAAGGTGCAGGTATGTTACTTAAAACTTCAGGTGTTATGGATAAGATGATTAAGTATAAAAATGCAGGATTTAAAATGGAAGGTCAACCACAAGGTGAGCAACAACAAATAGATAATAGTCTTGGTGGTGC